TAGAGTGGTACTTGATGTGGCTGCTGCTGTTCTAGCAAGAGCCTGGGTTAATGTAGCCATTAGTTACTACCTTTCCTAGATTGCTTCCATAAGAAGCAGGGTTAGTTCGTCTTTGATACTTCCTGGTCCATTGAGAACAATGTCAACCATGCCATTGATAGTTGTGATTGTTGTTCCTGATGGAATAAGGGTTGAACCAAGTGTAGGTGCTGAGTAAGAACCAGTTGCGTTAATAGCAATCCATGCACTTCCAGACCAAACATACATAATTCCATCAATAGAGTTAAAGTACATGGCTCCAGTAATAAGCGCATTGCCATCGTTATCAACTGTAGGCGGTACTGTTTTAGCACCAAGGTATCTGTCGTCAAAAGAATCGTAAGATGCAGCAGCAGATGTGGCGCTTGTTGCAGCGGAGGCTGCAGATGTTGCTGCAGATGTGGCACTGTTTGCTGCACTTGTTGCAGATGTTGCTGCAGCGCTTGCTGATGTTGCTGAAATAGTTGCAGAGTTTGCAGCGCTTGTGGCACTTGTTGCTGCCGATGTAGCGCTTGTCGCTGCAGCAGTTGCTGATGCTGATGCGCTTGTTGCTGATGTGGCAGCAGCAGCGGCTGAGACAGCAGCAGCAGATGTAGATGCTGCAGCAGAAGCCGCACTTGTTGCAGCAGCAGTTGCACTTGCAGCAGCAGAAGTTGCTGAGGTTGCAGCAGCACTAGCACTATTTGCAGCAGCGGTTGCATATCCTGCAATAGATGCTACGGATGCAGCAGCAGTTGTAGCCGAAGCAGCAGCACTGGTGGCGCTGGTAGCAGCAGCCGTTGCAGATGCAGCAGCGCTTGTAGCGCTAGTTGCTGCAGCGGTAGCAGAATTAGAAGCAGAAGTAGCACTGGTAGCAGCAGCGCTTGCGCTGGTTGCAGAGGCAGTAGCGCTATTAGCAGATGCAGTCGCAGATGCTGCAGCACTTGTGGCTGATGTAGCAGCGCTGGTTGCACTGGCTGCAGCAGAGGCTGCGCTAGTAGCAGCGGCTGTTGCTGAGCCAAGGATTGCATCTACATAATTCTTAGGTGTAGCAGATGAGTCAACCATGCCTGCGCTAGATAGACCAGTAATGACTGGGCTTCCTGAGATAGTAGGGCTGACAAAGGTAGCGCTAGATGCGGTAAAGGAACCAGTAAATGTGCTGGTTGAAATTGTTGAACTTGTAATGGTTGCAGAAGTAACTGTTCCACCAGTAATAGTTGCAGTTGAAGTCACTGCTCCACTGATAGTAGCGCCAGCAATCGTTGGTGTTGTAAGGGTCTTGCGTGTTAGTGTTTGCTCTTTAAGAGTACCAACAATAACACCATCGCCAGTAGCAATACCGTGAACATGTGTCTGGTTAGCAGCGTTAAGAATTGTCTCGTCAATGTCATAGCCACGGGCTGCAATGTGGTTCTCTGATTCGCGGAAGTCACGACCAGAAACACCGTGTCTTACGACAGCACCTGCAGAGTGGGCTACAGCCTGAGTATTGTCAGAGCCACGAGTTACAGTAAGGGTTGTTCCACTACCTGCGGTAACGGTGACAACTTCTTCCTTAGATGTATCTGGGTCAACAATAAGGGTGTATGGGTATGAAGATGGAAAACCGCTAACAGAGCCGACAATAAACGAAGTGTTTGCTTGTCCCTGTGATTGTGCGGGGATGGATGAGCCGAGTGCGGTTTCTACTGCTGTTGAGGAGTAATACCGCGCTGGTGAGCCTGGGTCGCCTGCTGCCATTTATGCTGCCTATCTCTGGTAGTGGGAACGAAGTGGATGTTGACGGCGTTGGTTATCCGCTACTTCATTTAAACGCTGTTGGTAGATGTTGTATAGGAATCGGGAAGCGTTCTGTCCTGAACCTACTGGTGTTACGCCATCAAAAATATCTGCTGCTGCAGATTGTGGACCAAGGCGTGATGGGTCCAAGAAAGAAACCATACGGAAGGCTGCGCCATAGATGACGACATCTTCTGAGTATGAAGGTAAACCTGTTGTTGTTGCGTACTCATCATCATCTTCTGTGAGAAGTGATGGGCGCTTCTTATATGCAATATGTACTGTTTGTCCAGGTGTAATAGGAGAGTAGATACTGATACTGCGGGTAGATGAGAAAGCATCTGAGTCAGCGGTATGGTCTAGTGTGTAGCCACGGATTGGGAACCACTCACGAGATGGTCCTACTGTTGAGTAGGTTGCACCAAGGATTGCCTGAAAGTCTGCAGGTAGTTGATAAGTCGTGCGTGCTGCGATGAAATCAAAGTCAGTTGTGCCAGTAGCAAAGACCATTGGATACATAGCATCAATGGTGTTGTTAATAGCCTTCTTGATTTCTGCTCGTGGAAAGATTGGGCTAGCAGTTACCTTAGCGTTGCTGCTATGTGCTGCAGCGGTAGTGCCCCGCTGACCACGACCCCAAGGTGCAAGGGTAAGAGTGTTGGCTACATTGTCTGTGTTATTCACAAATACAATCTCATCGTCAATTTGTACAAAGCCACGACCCATGCCAGTAGCATCGGCAATGCTTAAAGTAGTAGCAGTTGAGTTAACAGCAGAAGTTAACCAAGAAGTTGGTTCAACATTGTCTGTGTACCCATGGAGTACAGAATCTACACGCTCAATTAAATCTGAAAATGTACTCATAGGTTAATACTCCTTAGGGCAACTACTGCCGACAGTCCGCTAGTGCTAGCAAGTTCATTGCAGATAGCGTTCAAGTCTTTGTAGTTGTTAGGTTGACGAGATGAACTAGCCTTGTAATTAAGGGCAGCAATAAGACCCAAGCCATTGGTGCCAGCCCATGCATTGGCAGCACCTTGTTCAGATTCGTATGCTGTCATTACTGGATAGGTACCACCATTTGCTAGACGATTGAGTTCGTCTGCTAGTGAACTTCCTGCTACTCCTGTTGCCATTACTTAGCCTTTCGCTTTGCTGCTGCGTTATCTACAAGGTTTGGATATGGTCGCCCAGCCTTCTTAGCCATAGCCTTAGCCTTGGCTTTCTGTGCTGGTGTTAAAGGTGTTGACTTCTTCTTAGGGTTTGGTTTATCCCAAAATGCTTTCTTCTTCACCACTTCACCTTGTCTGCCCAGTACGCTGCTGACATCTTGCCTTTGGCAATGTTCTTAGCGTGACGGGCTTTAAATGATTTTTGACGGGCAGTAGATTGTCTGTCTCCTGTGACACCTTGCTGACCAAAACGGATTGTCTTTACTTCTGAGCCTGACTTAGCAACCACCACATGAGACTTGGTTGGGTGGCTTGGTGTGCGCTTAGGCTTGTTAAAGCCTGACACTCCAGCACGGGCTAGCCGTGAGTCTTTCTTGGCTGGCATTACTTCTTCTTCTTTGCCATCTTTGCTTCGCTCATTGCGATAGCAACTGCCTGCTTCTTGGACTTAACAGCAGGTCCACCCTTGCCTGACTTAAGGGTTCCACGCTTGTACTCGCCCATGACTTTAGCGACCTTCTTAATTGCTGCTTTTTTCTTCATGGATTAGTCCTCGTAATCTTCCATCTCAAGGCGCTCGCCTGTTGGCACTTCGCCAATGCGCTGGATAGGCTTGTTGTATTGGGCTACATTTGCTGCAGGTGGAGCAGAATTAACTTTTCTACCGCCTACACCGTATGGACTTACTGTTCCGTAGCATCCGCACTTAATGCACATTTCTGCTCCTTTGTGTTATGACTTGTATGGCTCCACCAACTGAATCGTTATAGTCAGCGGAAATCTGTATGGCTCTGATTGCTGCAGCCTTGGCAGTTTCTTCATCGGTGGGTTCTAGGGCAACTACAGCACCAAGTGCTGTAGCCCCACCTGCTCCTACTCCGTAGTAACCTTTGTTATCTTGGGACCAAGAGAAGTAATGGTCAACCTCAAACATACTGCCGTTGATAATGAACAGGGCATCCCACCCTGATTCTTTGTCGGCAGCATCTATTACATATCCATGCTCTGTCATTGCTTTACGCAACGATGGCAATACTGTTCCTACTAAGAAGGTTACTGGGTCCTTAGTGTAGGCAATTCGTGGTGGAGTCCAGAGGTAGGCTGCAATGTCTGCTGCCTGTGAGTCTCCTGCAAAGCCAAAGGTATAACCAGCCTTTTCAAATATCTTGACCATGCTGGTTGATTCATACTTCCTACCATTGTAGGTAATCAGGGCATCCGCTGCGATTACTGCGCGGTCCTTTAATTGGATACCTACTATGGCTGTCATGCTTACCCCTTATGCGCCGTATGCTTTACCTGTCTTATCTGATATTTCAACTGCCTTTTGGATTTGCTTCATGCTAGTTCCAGCGGGCTGAATTCCTTGAGCGCGGGCATTTTTATATGCCTTAAGTTCTGCATCCCACTTTGTAGTGGACATGCTCACCTTGGAGTTAGCATCTCCTACTCCTAATTCAAGTGTTGATATTTTACACCCGAAGCATCCTTCTACATATTCTGGGTGTGTCTGCTTTTGATGTAAACTCATGCTGGTGTGATGTACTCCCCATATCCTTGAGCAGTCAAGGCATCTGCTGTTTCTTGTGTGATTACAGTCTTAGTGCCACCTAGGTAGAACTCACTAGCGTTGGCAATATCAGTTTGTGCAGGGTAACGATATGAGGAATAGATACCGTTAACTCTTAAGACAGAAACTCCTTTAGTCATTTTATAGCGCGAGAATAAAACTCCACCACCCATTGGGGTTTCTTCGACTGTGGGTGTAGTAAAAATGTACTGAGTCATACTGTCCTATTCTGTTGCAGAGGATGGGGCTTTCGCCCCACCCCCCGACAACTACTGCTTAGAGAGCAGCGATTGATGAGCCTGATTCGATGCGGTATAGGGCAGCCTCGCGGTAGCGATTCCATCCGATAACACCGTACCAACCGATTGGGCGGAAGCGCATCAACTTATCGGTAATTGGTCCGATAACAACTGATGGCTCTTGTGCAACAGCCTCAGCCAATGCCTGCTTTCCAGCAAGGATTGTGTCGAATACGCGGGTTACAGGTGTAACAGTTACAACAGTTGTTGCTGTGACTGCAGCGGTGTTCGCTGTGTCAACAGTAATTGTTGTTGTTGAACCTGATGTTGCGATAGCAGAAATCTTAGCGCCTGTAGCGACACCTGTTCCTGAAATCTTGTCGCCGACCTCTGCACGAGATGCGATGACTGATGTTGAAGCAACACCAAAGGTGAAGCCTGCTGATGTACCAGCAACAGTTACTGCTGTTGTAGCGAGTGCTGTCTGGTCTGCACCTGACTTGCTTGAGAACATGCGTGGGTTTTCAATGAAGAAAGCACCTTCGTATGTACCGATTGAACCTGCGAAGAGGTTGCCAAGTGATGCATCTGTGTGCTGGTGTGTGTCACGCCAGCCGATGTTTCCTGTCTCAGCACGAAGGTCGTGTGAAACTTCTGGGTGGATACCTGTCCAGTATAGGCTTCCTGCACGAGGAACAGCCTTGTTTGTGCGCAACTTAGCAACTGCCTTGCGAAGGTTAGCAGATGTGATTGTCATACCTGATGTAACTGTCGCTGTTGATGTTGCTGTGCCTGAATAGATAACATTGACACCGTTGACGAGCGCTTGCTGTGCAATGTCGTCAAGTGAGTCTGCCATGTTGTAAGCGATGATGTCAGCGATTGCTGGGTCAACATCTGAGAGTGAGAGCAACTCTAACTTACGGGTTGCAAGTGCTGCGTTACCCTGTTCGTTGAGAGTTACTGATACTGTAGAAACATCTGGTAGTGCTACTGCATCTACATCTGTTGTTTCTGAAAGAGCAGCAGTTGCTGCAGCCAAGTCATTGTAAAGTGAGAATACAACGCTTGAACCTGGCATCGCCTGCTGTACTGGGCGCTTGTCCGCTACTGCACGAATCATCGGCGTATCGCGGAGGGCAAATTCTACATAACGGTCATAAGCGGTCTTGACAAGACCAGCCATGGATGTTGTGTCTGTATATGCCATGTGGGTTCACCTCCTGGTGATTGGTTAGTTGGTTGGGTTAATTACAAACCAAGGAGTGCATCTAGTTCATCGCGTGACTTTGCTTGAAGAACTCTCGACATAGAATCTTGGTCAAGGCTTGGAGCCTGACCAGTAGCAACCATGTTGTTAATTCTTGCTTGAGCAGTCACATCTTGAGACTGTTGTGTTGGCTGAGATTCAGCCTGGGTTGTCGCTCCAAATACATCGCCATACTCTGTAATCCATTGGTTGATTGCTTCTTCCGAAGTATCAATATCCTGTGGTACAAAGGCTGCAATCTTTGGATTCAATCCCTTTGCTTGTAGCACATCCTTGACAGTACGCTGACGGGTCTGTGACTTAAGACCTAACAACTCCTGTTCTAGTTCCTTTGCACGCTTTTCAAGCGCACGGTTTACTTTGCGGAGTTGATTGATGCCAGTATCTGTACTGGTGTCATCATCTTCGTCATCGTATTCATAGTTGGTAGCCATCTACCTATCTCCCTTTGTTAGTTGTATTCGCAATCCACAATGCAGTTCGGGGAAACTACCTTGGCTATTGCTCCCAGTCTTATACGCCCCCCTGGGCTGGTCGGTCAGGGTGGGGATTCTTTTATACTAAGTCGGTGGACTTAAGCGATGTGCTTGTCACACCTGAACGCCCGCCGAAGCGAGTAATAACTTCTCGCTCAGCACGCTTCTGTGAAGCAAGTTGGTTCTCTATATCGCGACCAACGACACCTCTAATTGCCTCAAGGTCTGAGTATTGCTGACCTTCGATACGAGCCAATCGGCTTTGCTGGTCTGATAGAAGTTTGGCTTGCTCAAAGGATTGTTGGATTGTCTGGTAGTCCTGTTCTCCAACAGCACCACGAAGTTCCTCGGCAACTGGCATAGATACTGCGGACTTAAATCCTGCAGCCAAACCAGCAGCACCAATCTCAGCAAGGCGAACCTGCTTCTTAATAACATCCATACCCTTTGTAGGATTCAATAGGTATGCAGTCAATGCGTTGTTATCTACCTCTGGGTAGAAAGTCTTGAACTGTTTAACAACATCTGGATTATCCTTGACACGAGTTGCAGCAAGGTTGACTCGCTCCTCAAACTCACGAGGACTAACCAGATTAGCAATGTAAGTACCAAGTTCTTTACGGGTTCCAAGGACTTCTGGCTCCAATCCATAGGCTGCAAGGGTCTGTAAGTAACCCTTCTCCATTGAGATATATGTAGCCTCTGACACAGCCTGACCTGCAGCACGGAGTGCTTCCATGCCAGGGAATCGCAACTTGTATGCGTTAGTCTTAGGTAGTTCAAACTTAATCTGTGAAACTGTGTAGTCGTTTCTAATCAATTCATCTACGGCATCAGCCAAATCGCCAAGCCCAAACTCTGCAAGAGTTGCACGGAACTCCTGTTGCGCTGTACGCCTTTGTGCTACTACTGCTTCTGCCTTAGCCTTATCTGTTGCAGCCTGTTGTGCTGCTGCTAAGTCTGTAGTCTTTTTGGTTGACCAAGTTGAAACAAAAGCACTTAGTTCTGCTTGTGAGTTAAATGTTCTAACGGCTCCAGTATCAGGGTCAGTCCATGTAAAGGTTTGCGCTCCACCTGTTGAGCCTGTTCCACCAGTACCACCTGTGCTACCGCCGAAACCACCGCCGTTGCTAAAGTTTACTCTTGCCCAGGTTCTGTTTCTTTCTTGCCAGACCCAACGATTGCCTGGTCCTGGGTCCTCTGTAGGCTTGTTAGCAAATGCAGCATCACGAGCAGCACGGTCTGCATTTTGTGCAGTAAGAACATCACCAAGTTTTGTACCAACTTCTGCTGTAATACCACTACGGCTGCTTGTTACAGTTGTGGGTGTAGCAGCAGGCGCAGGAGTAGGTGTTGTAGCACCAAACATTGGGTTGCCAGAGCCGTAAGTAAAGTTTGATGTTGGGGCTGGAGACATGCCAAGGAGTTTGCGCTCTTCGTTAGTAAGTGTCTGACCACTTGTTAATTTGCGTAAAGCATCTGATGCATTAGCCATGATTACCCCATAAATCCAAACATCTTAGCAATATCAAGTGCTGTATTGCTGTATGTTTCTTTAGCGTTGCGTGTGACTTGCCATAGTGGGTCTTGCTTAAGTTGCTTGGTGAAGTCTGCAAAGGTGCGAGCATTGCCAGAGTTACCGTCAATAACTTTACCCATAAGGTCGTTCCATGTAATGGCAGTTGAATCAACCTCAAGGAGGCTAGCCATTTGCTGACGATAACTATTTGTTACCTCGTAAAGGTTGCGACCTTGCTGTAGTGCAGGCAAGAAAGGCTTGTTCTGTGGTGCATCATAAGCCATATCTTTTACTGATTTAATCCAGTAGTTAACATCGCGACCATCCATAGGGTCAAGCAATGATGTATTAATAGTCTGCTTCATAGTTGCATCTAGTGGCACGCCATAAAGGAAAGCCTGTTGTGCAACGCGGTCATAGTAGGAACCAAGGGTTCCACCACCAGAAAAGATAATGTTGCCCTGTGTAGAAAGGTAGTTCTCTAACTGGTCATCATCCCAGCCGTTCTCAATCGCCTTCATAGCGATACCTTTGAGGTACTCTGAGTTGTCAGTTACCTTGCCAGTAGTAGGGTCAATCTGCCTGACTTGAATACCCAATGTCTCCAACTTACCAAGAGTTGAGTCCATGGTGTTACGCATCTTCTCGGCAAATGTTGAGGCGTTGCGCTTGTCATGTGTATCAAGAAAGAATTGGCGCATGCTTGGAAGGGTTGTCTGCCACCATACGGTGCCTTCAAGGGCATCCATAAAGGTATCTTCATCCCACTTCTCAGACTTAGCACGGGCAAGAAGCCCATCAATCTCAGCCTTCTGAGTCTTGTCCTCAAGTGTTGCAAAGGTTGAACGAAGGTATGAAGTCCATAAATCTTTAATGTCCTGACCACCGCCCCCAGCAGGTGGGGTTTGGTCGCCTTTAACTCCAGAAGGTTTCTTATCTGGCTTAGGTGTTTCAGTTACAAGAATACCGTTTTCATACTTCTTATTCTTGTAGGTTCCAGTATAGTTTTCACCATCAAGCGTCAATGGCTTGTCTTTTGTTCCACTTCCTAAGTAACCCTTAGCGCCATCTTTAGTCTTATCTTCTAATGTAAAACCAGGTAGTGGCTTGCCATTTGCATCTTTAGGTTGCACACCAGCATCAATCATGTCTTGTGCAATCTCGTCAGCCTTAGCCTTATCACCTGTGGCTAGAGCAACATCTAAATCACCCTGTAATGGTTCTGCACCTTTTGCTTTTTTAGTAGCCTTTTGCTCCTCAAGGAAACGCTTTTCTGCACGCTTTAATTTATCGTAATTAGCCTGAGCATCTTGTAACTGCTTGAGCAAAGCGCGGTATTCAGGAGTATTTGTCTTACCATCTCTAGCAAGTTTTTGAATTGCTGGCTTAAGAACATTAAGCCCAGCAAAGGCTTGGCGAATACGAACGGAGTATTTATTTTCAGCCATTACGCCTGTGCCTTTCTAACATCTTCTGCAATACGGTTATAGATAGCATCCATGTACTTGTTCTCTTCACGGATGACGAACTCATCGCCACCTTGCACTAGGTCAACGATTGCTTGCTGACGACCAGAGGCATCTGTGTCTGCAGACTGGCTAAGAAAGACATTGATTGCCTTAGACTTCTCAGCACCCATAGCATTACGCCCAAGGAGTTGCTGGTAAACAGATTGGACATAGGTTGCTGCATCTTGTGTGGTGAACTTAGGACCAGAGACATCTCCACTTTGTGGTGCATTTGCTATAAGGTCAGCCAAGTTAATGCTGGTAGTTTTTGCGCCTGTACCTGCAGGTGTACCTGACTTAGTTCCAGGCTTCTTGTTTTCTTCTTTAGCCAATTACACCACCACCGTATCATTTATGAAATAACGATTTAAGAACTCTTCAAACTCTGGGCTTTCGGCAACGAGTTGTGTGCGTACTTGGTCAAGTACATACACGATGTCACCATTGCTTTTAGCGCTAAGGGAGCGAGAACCGCCTGCCTTTTCACGCTGTTCTAGCAATGAAGCAAGTTGCTTACGAGCATCAAGATAGACAGCCATAGCCTTAACTACTGGGCGATTGCCGTTCTGTGACATCCATGCCTTGTCAGTCAGAGCCTTCTCAAGTACCTGCGCACGGCGCTCATACTTGCCTCTATCTGGAGAGATAAAGTCTGAGTACCAATCAAGGTTTTCTTTTGCCTGTTGGCGTAACCAGAATCGCTTAGCGTTATTGATTGCATCCATGGCTGAGTCATTATCAGAGACGATACCGTTCTGAATCTTATAGGTATTAATCTGACCCATAAGCGAGTTGAACTGTGTCCAACCACGCTTGATGTTTGCATCGCGCAATAGTTCCTCAGGGCTACGATTCTGGCGGTAAGTATTCTTTGAGCCAGGGTATGCACCTTCACGATACTGCCATTGGTACGCAGCCTGGCTAAATGTGTACTGACCATCAAAGTCGTTAGCAAGGAATCCAATAAGTTCAGGGTTGTCTGATGCCTCGGCAGCAGCCATAAGCCCCTGATGCTTTCTTAAGTTACGAACAGTATCAATGTTTGCTTCTAGTCCACCAGGTGACTTAGAAAGGCTAATAGTTGCCTCAAAGTAATCTGGGTACATCTCAAGGAACTTAGCCTCTGCTTCGCCTGGTCCGTACTGTGTAAGGAACTGGCGGTATGTAGCCTGATAGAAGTCCATCTCTGGGCTGATTGCAATAGGCAATGAGATTGAACCTAACGCACGGAGCATGAAGAACTTGTTTGTCTTGTCCTCAATCTCCTTGAGAGTAGGCTGGTCAACACGCTTACCGCTGTTAAAGTTGTAACTTTCGTAGCGAAGCATCTGATTAAATGTACGCACATACAGTTCATCCTGTGACCACATTGTGGACAAACGGCGGAGTGCTGCAGGTGTGAACAAGTCAGAAACCTTTTGTGGCTGTCCTGCTGGGAACAAAGGTCTAAACGCTTCTTCTAGTTCAGGGCGACCACGAACAATCAAGTATGTTGGAAGGACTGCGTATGGACCAAATCCTGGGTTTCCAGGCTGACCCTGAGTAATCACATCAAGAGATGAAAGCGGGATGCTAACACTCTTAAATGCGTTCTCTGCTACCTCTTGCCATCCCTTAGGGAGTGACTTGATAAATCCTTCTGGAACCTGTACTACAAGGTTAGCCATGCCATCTTCTGACAACTTCTTAGCATCTGTAATGCGGTTGCCATCCTGGTCAACAACCATCTGACCATTTACCAACTGAGCGATAGTACGACCAGCGGTTGCTACAGCCTGTGGGTTCTCGGCAATGATGCCAGACCAACGCTTCATAGTATTTTCATAGGCTGCAAAGAACGGGAACATCAACTGCATTACTTGGCTAGATGATGCACGGCTACGGCGAACAATCGTAAAAAGTGTGCGCTCAACTTCACGGCGTGATTCTTCACGAGCGCCACGGATAGCACGCTCAATCTCTTCGCCAGTTAGTTTGTCTGAGCCTTTGCCCGCAGCCAACTGCTCAAGGTTAATCTTAACTCGCTTGTTATATGTAGCCCTTGCAAGTGGGTGACGAGCAAATACATCTTCTGGTAGCGCACCAAGGAAGCGCATAACACGGCGGTTAAAGGTATCAATCAGGCGTTCTTGGTCGCGGTATTCTTTAGATGTAGTTACAAGCAATCCGTTAATCTCTGGGAGATTCTCTGGGTTGCCACTAAATCTATCGCGTAACCAATTCTGGATGTCTCCACCTGAGATAACCTTGCCATCTTCTTTGACTCGGCTAAGGACAAGCGCTGTTTCCTCGTCTGGGATGTAAGTCTTTACAGCGCCACGAGTAATGTTAATCTTCTCAAGCAAGTCCTCATCTAGTTCGCCACCCTTAAGGGCAGTAAATCCAAACGCTTGCTTAGGTGTTGTGTATGTATCGTTAGCATACTTGCGACCCTCAAAGGAGCGAGTAAACCAACGAAGCAAATCTTCATCAGTTTGCCCGTCAAGAATCTTGCGAACAACTGGGTCCATGATTCCTGTTTCAGGGTCACGGAAGTGCATGTTAAGGATATTTGCCCAGCCCTCGAAATAGCGTGGGTCATTTGGCTTCATTGATGAAACTGTACGAGCGCCAATTCCTGCACTAAATGCCATCTCCTGCGTACCAACCATGGCGTTCCAGGTATCCTCGGCTGAGGTGCGACCCATAAACCATGATGCATCTTGGAAAACTTCTGGGATGTTGTAGTTGTAACCGCCAGCATCAATGTCCATGTAGCCGTAACCTGTGCGCTGTTTAATTGCATTAGATTCAGCACGAGTAATAGCAGCGCCAAGGCGCTCAGACATATCATCAAGATGTGCATGTGACATTGTGTAGATACGAGCAAGGTTTTCAGCAGCATCTGCAACACCATTGTTAATCATGGCGTTTACATTGTCCTTGTTATAGTAAGGAGATACTGGTGCATCTGGTCTGCGCTTAGCCTTGCGTGCTGCACGAAGTGCCTCACGGCGTTCCTTGCTAGTCATCATCTTAGCCTGGAAATCTGTAGCAACTTCCCAGTCTAGTGCTTCACCTTGCTTAGCCATCAGGGTTTTAATCTTTGAATCTACTTCGCGGATGCGACCCTTTTTACTGACAGCCTCTGGCAATACGATGTATGACAATCCACCTGCACGCTTGTCATCAAGGACAGCAGCGCTACCGTATCCGTTGTCACGGAGGTACTGGAAGATTGGAGATTTCTGGTCTTGCCAACCTTTTTTCTTTAACCAAGTGTTGTACTCGGAAGCCTTGTTATTAAATATAGCGCGTACTTCTAGTGGTAGTTCGCTCCAACGGTCCATGCGTAAAGATGGTCCATAGACACGAATTGGTTGAACACTACCCTTAGTATAGTTCACACGAAATACTGGGCGATGTGACCAATTCTTAAATAGAACTGTCTCAAACTCATCTGTCTCAAGGGCTAATACAAGTGTTTCGTAATCAATAGACTGAACTTCAACCCATTTACTACCACGCTTAATTTCAACTTTAGCGCCTGAATTTTTTGCTGTAATCATGTCAGACTGCAATTTAATCATTGCTTCATCAAGAGTAGCAGCACGCTTTTCAGATGGAATAGTTCCACCCTCTGGTGTTGGTTTTTGTCCTAAGCGACCTGGGCGACCAGTAGGTGTTGGGATGTACTGTTCGATAGATACAATCTGCCCACCCTCTGAATAACGCCGAGCAACTGCAGGAGAACCAGATGCTGAAATTGGGCGTGTTTCATCAAACTTAAAGACACCCTCAGGTGAGCCGTGGTAAAGAGTTACTGACTCTAAATCAGCAAGTACACCTTTGAGTGTGCGTACTTCATCCTCTACCGTAAGTGGACTGACATCTTCGGTGAAACGAGGTTTAAATGCATCGCGTTCTAGTTCACCAATGCGCTTTGCAATTTCCTTAGAAAGTTGCTGGCGGCTCATATCGGCAGCGCGTAGTTTGTCAACATCTGTCATAAACGCGTACTGCAACGCATCAACATCTTCTCGGCGACCAGCACGGATATTTACTTGGTCAATAAGACGATTAAAGCCAACCTTACGGTTATTAAAGAATCGCTGTACTCCATCTTTGCCACCCGCTGCAACCATGGCTGGCATAGCAAATCCCTTAGCCAACATAGATAGTTGCGCTTCGGTAATGTTACGCACGGTGTATCCAAGGCGCATAAGTACAGAAGTTTTAAAGATGTCGTTAATAGTACCAAGGGCTGCAAGTCCCTTATCTGTACGGAGTGTTAAATCTTGAACATCAATGCCATCGAGTAGTCCTGGCAATATACCTTCATGCGCACGGATAGCGCGAGATAACTTACGCATATCTGCAATGATTGAGTAGTTAGCAGACTCACGCTGTAGCACAGGTGATACTGCGTTAACTACCTGACCGTTCTCAAGATATGAGACGAAGCCTTGGTCGCGGTGTGCCTTGATACGAGAAGCACGGCGTGCATCAAAGATTGCATAAAGGTTATCAATAGTTGATGGGTCATAGCCAGGAAAAAGAACCGCAAAGGATTCTTTCTCGGCACGCTGGATAATTCCATTGCGCTCGCCAGCAGATGCTGCGCCAAGGTACTCATCTGCATATTGTGCAGCGCGTGCGCCGAAGCCACCCTTAGATAGGTCATTGACCTCACGAAGGAAAGCATTAAATTCTGTGTATGAGTCACCATCGTTGACATTAAAGACACCGCTTGGCATTTCATTTTTAAAGTAGTTAACTACCTTGATAAGTGGGTGCAGGCTTGTCTTTTGTATTAAGACAGATTCTGGCTCAGCAAATGTACGAGCAGACTTAGCCTTTGATTTCTCGGCAAGTTTTCCTTCCCAAGGTCCACGGCTAAATCCATACTTAAACTGTCCACCAGTTTGTACTGTTTCAAGGGCTACGCGGAAGCGGTCATCTTCTGTTGATGCTTTAGCAATGTAGCCTTGTAGTACCTCGTTGTACTTAGGTGAGGTAATAAAATCTCCATCAGACTTACCCTCAAGATACATACGATGTGGATGTGGGACATCATTAAGTGCATCAAATACTAAGCCAGCCTCAGAGTCAGCATCAGCAATTTTAGAAATTGCATTTGTGTCTTTATACATAACAGCACGGAAGGTGTCAACAACTTCTTCCCTTGAGTTAGCACGACCAAAGAGATATGCCATTGCATCAGGGTTTGTGACTTTTTTCTTGCGCCAGTATTCGTATTGTTCTTTAGCACCAGAGTTTGTAAGAAAGTTAATATCGGTAAGTGCTTCACCTTTGCCGTCAAGGGCTTGAACAAGGATGTTATCCATGCGCTCTTCTGTCATGGCAAACTTACCAAATACTGCACGAGTAGTCTTACCAGAGATTGTATCTAGCATCGGAGCCTTAGCAGCAATGACTGCACCCTTACCAAGGAAACCTGTAAAGGTTAATGGGTCAATAATTGTTGATGCGGTAATATCACCAATACCCGAAAGAAACTTTCCTCTGTATTGGTCCTGAAACGCAGCCTCGCGGTCCATTGGGTCAAACAGGTCAAAACCAGCAGATAAGAACTTAAGGTTGTTATCTGTCCAGTCCTGAAGCCATCCTGACTTATCGCCAGCATTTTTTCCAGGAGAAAGAATCGAGAGAGTCGCCTGTCCCAAACTGATGTTTTCTTTTTCGCGCTCAACGCGTGTTGTGTAGTCGGCGTATGACTCGTTCTCGTTCTTAAACTTGTTGTACATAAAAGGTTGGTCAAGAATTGTCTCAACACCTTCACGGCGTACTTTGCCACCTAGTTCGTATGATGCTTCACCAGCGGCAAGTAATCCACCGACAGCAGCACGAACTGGTGTGGTTGTAACCTTAACTGTGTTCTTAGCAAGGTTAATACCATCTACATACCACGGGTCATCATTTGAACCAGCAGTTGCTAAATCTTTAAATAGTCCAGGCAAGCCAGTAAAGTCAATGGCTCCCTTTGCCATCTTGCCAAGGTTTTCAATCCAACTCATTGAACCTGTCCCTGTACCTGGCTACGGATGTAGCGATACCAGTTACGGGTGGCATTAGATGCCTGTGGGGATTCTGCAATCTTTGCATAGAAAGGCAGCGAAGCAGCGAGCGCAGCAATATCTTCATTGTTTTGCGCTGCAAGCATGCTAGGTGCTGCCATAACTTCTTGACCTGCGTTAGGTCCAAGGGCTGCTCCTGTATCTACTCCTTCTTCTGGGTAGAGTGTTGGAGCATCGAGAGGAACAATATCGCCAACTGACATCTTAGGTGCAACAGGATTACCTCTATTTGGCAACTGTACGCCAGACTTTGACATTGGGGCTTGAGTTTGAAGTTCATAAAAATCTCCTGCATTGTCAATACCTGCAGCATACTGTGCTGCCTGTCCGCTTGAACCGTCTCCGCCTGTAGCAGATACCTTGAAGTTTTTACTTGCTTCGATTGCCATGATTACCTCTATGCTAAATTAGCGCTCTTGTGAATAATTGTGAGCCTTTTAATGTCAAATGCTCAGGACTATTTGATGTGTTAATCGCGGTTATCAACCCACTAACTCTGCTTTTCATAGCAGCCGATTATGTATTACTTGTTCTTTGAACCGCGTGTTCCGCTTGGTGCATTGGTCTGATAGACCTTGCCACCCTTAGAGGATGCCTTCTTCGCTGTCATTGGCTTCTGGTAGTTAGGCTTTCCTGCTGTGCCTTGGTTAGCAGGCTTCTTGCTGTAGCCCTTCTTAAGTGCTGATGCTTTCTTCATTTGTTCACCTCCTTACGCTGGTAGTCGTCTGATTAGCGATGCCTGCAAATTAGGTTCGCCTCGCTGAGTTAAACTTGCTAGTAGAGATTGAACATCTGGTCTGCCACCTGGAGCAATCTGTCCTGGTGCTACGCCAACCATGCGACCTGTTGGACTTAGCCCTTCGGGAAGTTGCCCCTCACCTGGTGGGACCGCGCCTGCTTGCCCGAGAATTTCAGGACTTACACCCTCAGGGGTCATCTCGCCAGGTGGGGGATTCTGTGGTTTAAACGCATCAGAAACCGCAACCTCAATAGAGGTTCCCTTCTGGCGTTCGTTAATGACATAAGATAACTTGTAAAGAATATCCGATGGGTCCTGACCCTGGGAGGCAAGTGCTGGAATAGCCTGTGCATAAGAAGCAATCGCTTGCTTCATGGCATCGCGTAGTTCTTCGGTGTCAACCTTCTCTTCTTCTTGTGTTGCATTGAAGGAGAAAGGCATTTGACGGCGAAGGAAGTCGCGAGAAATCAACTTGTCACCGCGTGCCTGTAGTCCAAAGACCAAAGCACGGTTAGGGTCAAGTCCTGCCATCAAGCCATACTGAACATCAACGGTGTAGTCACCATCAATGTCACGCTTTGGCTTGTACTTAATGTTGTAAGGAGTACCGTTGCGGACACCGCGTAGGTTCTTCTCTACATCACCAAAAACTTTTTCATCAACCTTAAGTGCAAGGCTGAGCAATTCGACAAAGCAACGCGCAAACATTGCATGTGCTGTCTTAATCTGTGTATCAAAACCACCCATAAGTGCCTGAACACCACGACCTGTAACGATTGAAGCATCAATGTTACCTGTACGAGATTCAGGATAGCGTGAGCCTAGGCGTAGTTCGCCTTCGAGAACCTGCTGTTGAGCAAATGTTCCGCCAGGAATTTCAATAGATACACGGCGTACATCCTGTGGGCGCTCTGTTTGGATAACTGCATCTGGACCAAGGGCTAAATCTGACACATCGCGTGGAACTACAATAGGAGCCTGTACTGCCTTAGTCGCTGCCTCAAGAGATAGAAGCGCATAGCGTGCCTTTGCAACCTGAATTGCAAGTACATCATCAAATTGACCGCGTGATTGGTTGTCAATAGATGGGCGCTGTACGACACGAATCATAACTTCGCCGAGTGAGTTCTTTGCTCGGTCAATTACAAGGTTATTGCGTGACGGGATGAACAAAACATCCTGGTCTTTGTCGTGATAGCGCACGACTTCAATCAAAGATTGGTCAATGTTCTCATCTTTGTCGTAAATGATGTGGGCATACTCTGGATATGCAGCCATCAACTCAGTTACAGACTTCTGAATACGCTGATAGAAATACTGAACTCGACCAAAGCGGTCAATCATTGGGTATGAACCGTAAGAATCTAAGAAGCGGATGCGTGGCATCTGGGCATCTAGGTCATATTCAACCTGTGCAGGTACGAATCCGTATGTTACATAGCGGTCCGCTGCATTAAACATCTGGGTTTGTAGGTCAGAGAAGTCAACAATGCCGTTGACAATCTCTTCACGCTTATCAGCCTTCTTGCGTTCCTTCTCAGAAACCATAGTAGGTGAGTTGCAGTTAAATGCGGGTAGTGGGGCGATAACTTCTGATAGGTCACGCGCTGAAATATCCACCATGTTTGCCACGATAGGGTTCTCGAAAGGACCATCTGGGAACAAATCAGGGTACACATCGCGCATGCGACCTTTACGAACTAGGAGGACATCTTCCATGCGACTGTCACGCTCGGCAAAAACCTGCTTGACAACGAGGAAGTTATCTTTAATTTCATCTACAGTTAGAATCGCACCCACCTCCAGTTCTATGAATAGTTGTAGTCATTTAAGTTGACAGTAATCTGTCGTGATTGGTCGTACTTTGTATGAAACATATTCATACGATTGTGTGATTTTGCGAAGTTGCTTGCATTAACAAGTCTGTCTCGACAGCCAAGTTCAGCAAACCAGAAAGCCATGACGGTATCCGTCTTTTGCGACTTAGGCGCATCTGGATACCAGGTAACAAGTTGCTCGATAAGAGTTTTTAAACCTTCTGATGCATGGGTTGATGGGAACTCAATAAGAGCATTGCCATCTTCCCAACCGTGAAAGAGGGTCGTCAGGGATGCAACTCCGAAGTTGGTGTCCCATTTGTTTTGACCCGTATGATGTTCGCGTAAAATTGCACCCCGTGACGACAGGTATTCCCGTACCTCACGGTCCTGAGTCAACATAGTTTGAAAAGCGTTCTTCTCAACTCGCCACTCAGAAACTCGATATTTATCTGTCCAGCCCTTAATCAGTTCTCTGATTTCATCTGGCTTCATCGCTGCCTTGTTAGATACATCTAGCAGGTAGCGCTTTTGTGTAGAAACATCAAGTGCTAGACATACGGCTGCTGTGTAACCAGAGCCTGCGGGGTCTAGCCCTGCGACTACAATCAATCCATCCATACCGTTGTAGCGAACACCGTTCTTACCCTTAGGTATTGTGCCGATGTTACGAGCGCCATTGATGATGCCCTTAACCGCTGTGGTAGGAAATGCTGAATCTTCGTGGACCTGTTGCTGTTGGTAAACCATAGCCCACAAGTTAGGTGAGATGCGAGAGCGCTTCTTATGAAGTGCAGGTCCATCCCACTTGGCATACAGCCCGTTCTCGTCAGGTACTCCGTTACCCGATACGGGTGGCATGTTGGTCTTAGCCCAGAGGGTTGTCCATTTTTCAGGGTCCTCGTCAAATTCTAAAACTGCAGGTTGTGCAAAGTAGGTCCATGGGGAAGTCTCATCAGGGTAGCGAGCAGGGTCGCGTAACTCTGAGTACAAGTCCCTTGGGCGAAGGCGGGTACCAATTACAAGAAGGCGACCACCATCGTTATCAATACGGGACATAACTTCCGACTGAATCCAGTCAATCTGCTTCTCAAATTCATGGGCGTTGGTATGGTCAACACAGTCATCCATGATGATTAAGTCAGCACGAGCGCCGTAGATATGACCACGGATACCGATAGCCTGGACAGTAGGGTCCTTTTCGCCTGAGTCACGAGACTCGGAGGATAGGTAAATTAAGTCCTGCTTCCATGAATCAGAGCCTTTTTGGAATCCCCCTGGCGGACCAAAGGTGAGTTGCAAGTCCTGATACTTTGGATGCGTAAGTCTGTTCTTTATGGAGAGCAGGAACTTTTGCGCCATAGCCTGTGTCTTAGACACAACCATTATTCTGATATTAGGGTTCTGGCAAATCCGATAGACCGCATAGTTGACCGTAATAGTCGTTGACTTTGCGTGTTCTGGTGGAGTGTTAACAATTAATAAATCTGGGCTACCCTGTTCATGGGTAATGGCAGGATGGACATCCGAAGGTTCTCTACCCTCCAATAGGTCAATCCAATGTTCCTGGTGCTTGAACACCTTAGTGCCTAAAAATTTTTCTGAGAATTCAGGGAAGGGTGGTACTTCCCCTCTAGCCCCGCCTATTTCACCACGGGCAGTCATACTACGGACTTTATCTACCTGGGTGGCAAACTCCTGGTCTATCTTTCGGTAGTATTCGTAGGTCTTAACGCTACGACCAACGGCATCCATGGCTCGTTGGACAGAGTACCCCTCCATTAGGAATTCGATAATCTGCTTCTTGATAGCATCGCTTCGATGGCTAGCAGCAGTTGTTCTTTTTCTCTCCATAGGCATACCGAAACGCAGTAAAGGAAGTTTCGGGTGTATCTCCTAACCGTAGGCGTAGTCTAAACGAAGCCGAAGGTTAGGGCTTCTCTTAGGGTGCGACCCCCAGGGTCGCTGCTAGTGTGTGGAGAGGCTCCGATTATTTCGCCTCTCACTTATACTATAGGTGTCCAAAAGGTCCTTAGCGGACACTTTTGTCCAAAGTTTTTTTACGGGTTTTTTGCCTACGGCAAAAGTGCTGGTCAGAGGCATATAGTGACCCCAGAACTATCAAAGTTATGTGGGTAGATACACATACACATACACACCACGGATTTAACAATCCTGGGGTGAAGCATGCACGCTCACTCATCTACTTTCCATGCTGGCTTGGCATTGCTTGCAGGGCTAAGCGGTGCAGGCTTGAAGGGCTAGGGCAGGGCTTGGCTTTCACTCTTGATTCACTCGCGCTCAATATGCCCCGCGCCCCCCGCATTGCTTGCCCGATTGCCCCGCATGCTTGCCGTCTCAATATGTGAGACACCTACCCCCTCACGCTCGCCATGTGATGTTCGTCACATTTTCAAGATTGAGCGTGTTAGGTGCTTGACACCGCATAAACGGCGGGTGTAGAAATCTCTCATGGCTTAAGTCATCGGGGCTTAAGACTCAAGAACAGGAGAACAAGAAATGACCGCAACAACCGCAACCAAGGCGAACAAGGCAAGCAAGGCAGAAGCACTCTCAACAATCACCAAGGCACTAGAACAGGCTCACGAGATTATCAAGGCAGAAACAGGGGCACCCCGCGCAACTCTTCTCGTGACTCGCGACCTCAAGGGGCGCAAGGGTCACTTCACACCCTTCACACCTTGGAAGGCGGGGGAAGAATCTTTCTCGGAAATCGCTTTCAATCTTGAACACTTCACAACCCCCGAGGAACTTCTCTCAACACTTCTCCACGAGGTGGCTCACTCAATGAATCACATGAACGGGATTGAAGATTGCTCAAGCAACCAATACCACAACAAGCACTTTAAGACTCAAGCCGAGGCACTCGGTCTTAAGACACTAGAAATCAAGGGCAAGGGGCACGCCTCAACAGAACTCACCGAGTTTGGCGCTAAGCGATGGGCTAAGGCGCTTAAGGTGCTTTCAAATGCTTTCGACTTGGTGGCACTTGGTGGCGAATCTGCCAAGAAGAAGGGGCGCAATACGAATCTCCTCAAGGCAATGTGTCCATGTGAGCAGGTAATCCGCGCCTCTCGTGGCGTGATTGAAGCGGGCGTGCGTTGCGATATGTGCGGGTGCCAATTCGTGGCTTAAGACAGAAAAGCCCCCCGCCCGATAAGTCGGCGCAGGCTCGCGACCTACGGGGGGCACGACATAGGGAGAAAGTCTCCTTATGACTTAAGACAGGAGAAAGGGGCTAGTGATGACAATCACAGCAACTAACTACAAGGGGCGCGTTTGGACATGCGACCACCACAACGCCAAGATTGAGGCGATGATTAACGAGGGAAAGACAGCCGAGGCGATGGCTCTCGTTAATGTCTTAAGCCCCAAGAAATCGCGGGGAATCTGCGCCGAGTGTCGGCGCTTATGGCAAGAGACACCGCCAATGAATCGGTGACTTAAGACACAGCCCCCGCCGATAGGGTACGGATTCACAATCCAACGGGGGCACGAACTCTCAACCTAAAGTTGAGGGTTAGGTGTGACCAACATCACACGCAAAATGATTGACACGCTCAATCACCGCGTGAGAAGGTTACACCAAGCAAGAACACGACAGGCAGAGCGCAGGTTGTGTATTAAGACAGGAGATAAAAATGTCAGAAGAAGTAAAGACAGCAAGCCAGCAATTCGCAGATGACTATCTGCTAGTGGTTGAAAATGACCGCGAAGGATGGGATGAGATTACTCAAGAAGCCCGCCGAGTTAAGTACAACATGCCAGAACTCAGCGACTCAATCCGCGAACAGTTCGAGACTCTTGCCTCTCAGGTTATAGAAAACTCAGAAGAAGAAATCACAGAGTTTGGCGCTAATGTCTTAAGACAGGTACTCATCGGCATGGGTTCATCAACTTTCGACATCATCGCTCGCGAAGTAATCGCCCGCGATAAAGAGACACTAGGAATTGAGGCTTAAGACATGAAAATCACATACGAAATTTATTCAAAAGTCGGCAACTTCGCAGGCTCCAACACAACGGACAGCCTGGCAAAGATGGCAGAGATTCGCCACTTACTGGAGAGTAATAACCAAGCCTGCACAATCACAAAGATTGAGGAGTAATCGGTATTAAGACACAATGTGACTAATATCACAGCCCCAAATGTTGAAGAAACCGCGGTCATCATGCGACCATTGGGGCACAAGATAAAGCAGGGAAAGTCCCCGCATTATCGGCACGACATCACGACAGGAGAAAGCAAGTGAAGAAAGCAGAACTCAAGGCAGGTGTTGCTTACTATGCAACATCTCAGAACAACGGCATGCAGACTTACAGCACTTCATTGTTTAAGACACATAGCCAACACAGTCGCAATCGTTTCTATGTAATCTTTAATGCAGACGGACAGCCAGCCACAGGATACCGAAGCGCAAGCGTAATCTATATGACCAACTGCAAGACATACGGATTCGACTGCCCAAAACATGGCAAAGACGGCAGACTAAATTGCTATCGCACAGACTTCCGACTCATGGACATCCGCGATGAATACTGGGCGGTAATCAAGCGCATGCACGAGGCACGCAAGGCACAGCCAACCAAGGACATTAGAGCCGAGCGCCTACGCCGTATCGCCAAGCGCAATCAGGAAAAGCAGGAAGCACCAATCAAGGAAGAATTCTATCGTGTCTTAAGTCAGATTACAAATAGTTACTGCCACTCTTATGACCGCCTTGGTGGATTCACACCCGCCCAAATGCAGAAGATTACCGAAGCACTCAAGGCAAGCATGCCATCAGTCCAGGCGGTGGCGTAATGAGCGACCAGCAATTCAACCTCACTTTCGTAGCCGACCACTTCACCCTACACACGACCATCAACGCCGAGACAGAGGAGCAGGCAGAGGCTAACGCCATTGCCAATCTGCAAGACTTCTACGGCATAGACCTTAATGCAATCAAGTGTTCATTGACCGAGATTGTAGGTGCATAGTATGTCTTACGACACAATCTGCGGTGACTGCCTTATCCCACTATCACAATGCCAACATGCGAAGGAGTACAAGCGATGAAACTTAATAGACGAGGCAAAAAAGTTAGAGCGATTCTAATTTATGTCTTAATACTTATTGCAATCTATTCAGTATCGGTTGCGATGGGCGTGTGGGAGATACCCGAATCATGCCTAGTTGATGGAGTCGGATGCCCAGATGGGTATTAAGACAGAGTGTGACCAACAACACATGACAAATGCTTGACACCTACAACCAAATAGATTTAACTACAACTACCAACTAGACAGGAGAAAGAACATGACAAGACAAACAAGCAAGACAGCAAAGATGACAGTAAGTATTAAGACAGAACAAGGTATCGAGTCTTACTTCTTCTATGACATGGAGCAGTACGGCGCAATCCTCAAGGCGATAGACCAAGCACAGATGGGGGGCAACTAATGAGCAACACAACAGGGCATGTAAATGCCAACGGAGAAGGAACAATCATTGTGCCCGTTGAACTAGACCGCAAGGAATTATGGTCAGCGGTTATGGGGTCAGCATGGGAAACTTTCGGCGACCATTGGCAGGAGTACGAGTACATTAGCGGTGATTGGGATGACCCAACTAGCAAGGTGCGCCTCGTATGCCATAACGATAAGTACGAAAATGTTGAGAAGGTAATCACCATTGACGACATTGCCTTGGCGCTACCTATTGCAAACAAGAAAGTTTATATGGACTTATTTGACTTTGACCAATACGATGCTATTTGCGGTGATGCAGTCTTACAGGTTGCAGTCATTGGCGATGTGGTATTTGGTTAGGACTTAAGACATGAACGACACCGAACGCAAGCAGATACAGCGCCTTGCAAGGCGAGCGCGTGAGCAACGCAACGCCACGACAGACAACGAATCGTTTGACTATTGGCAAGGCGTTATGGAAAACTTACTCAACCAACTAAAGACAGGAGATAACAAATGAGCGAACCACAATGGCTGCAAGGTGACGACATAGCCCTTGGTAAAGACGAAGAAGATACCGAACCCAACCCACAGTACGACACACTTGAGGAGATGTACGGAGATGACTAAGGAATTAGAAGTTGGTGCATTACTTAAGACAGAAACAGCCTATGACAAGGACATGAACATCACCTTTGATGGGCAAGAGATACGAGTTATCCTGCATTGGGATGACCATGATGGCTTTGATATTCAATGGCTTGACCTGGAAGGGCGCTGGATTCAGGCACCTGCATGGGCAGATAAGATTGAGGAAGATGGGCAGATGAGCATTGGCTACTTCCTTGATTCACTTGAAGCACACACCAAGAAGGAGACACCATGACAGTCTTGATGGAGTGCCTTGGTTGTGGCACGACAGTAACCAACCCAAGAATAATGAACTACATGTACGAGAAGTGTAACCCTTGCACCGAAAAGCAGAAGGACATGGAAGAGAAAGCAATAGATACTTTCTTGCATGCCGAAGCCGAGAGAAAGTTGGACAGTAATGTTTGATAACTTAAGACAGATTCATCCGCACGCCCGACTGTGGATTGTATCCGCCATCGTACTTGCCTTGGTACTTATGCTCAAAGAACCAGCCACCTTCATTGTGAAGCCACCACATGGCAAGGTAATTGCTTACTATCAGAACGATTACCAACGCTATGCAATAGACAGACTAACCGAGATGGACATGCTTGAGCAGTATCCATGTCTCTATGAACTATGGATGCGCGAGTCTAACTGGCGACCAGAAGCAAAGAACAAGCAGTCTAGTGCAACGGGGATACCTCAGTTGCTTAGTAGTACATGGAAGAATATCAAGGTGAAGCCCACGCGTGATGGCATGAAGCAGGTTGATGCGGGCTTGCGCTACATCAAACACAGATATGGAAGCAAAGGTGTGTGCCGAGCATACGCCCACCACTTAGCGAAGGGTTGGTATTAAGACATGAGTAAGTTTCAACCAAAGCACCACCGAGTTATAGCAGTAAGAGGTAGCCTCAATAGATACGGCAAAGGGTTAGTGTCTTATGTCTTAAGATATAACGCACGCCTCTGGGATGGGGCAACATGTCGAGGCATAGACACCGATGTCTTTTACCCAGCGCAAGAACTATTTAGTCGTGATGAAGAGCGCATGTTCAAACGCATGTGTGCCGATTGTCCAGCGATGGATGCTTGCTTGGAGTGGGGCTTAGCCCACGAAAGGTACGGCGTATGGGGTGGCACTACACCACCAATGCGACACAAGATGAGAAAGACTTTAGGATTGGCTATCGCAGACCCACAGCACAATCCATGATACAATAAGGACAAAGCCCGCTAGATTCTCTCCTGTCTCTGGCGGGCTTTCTTATGTCTTAAGAATCTAAATGTAATTCCTTAGCAAGCATGAACACTTCATCACTCAAGTCATCGAGAGTTCCATCGTTATAGATAACATGATTAAACATGTAGTTATCCATCGCATGCTCTGATGCATGACCATTGACAGCGCTATGGTTGTGTCGGTTGATGCGCCAAAGAGAACCACCAAGTTTCTTGATTGCATCAGCCTCATTAGGAAAGCGCACATCCGAGATAACAACTTTATCTTCTGACTTAATACCTGATAGTGCTATGTCAACCCAAAAGTTTTCACCGAACATCTTGCGACCAACCTCAGTACCTAGCACCTGCAATAGACGGCGCACCTCAGGGTCTTTTTTAGTCAAGTCCCAGCCGTAGTCCTCAACGCGATGTGCTACATGTGTGATGCTATCCAACTTAGGGTTGAGTCTAAGTAAAGCCTCACGCATAGGGTCAGCAAAAGCAATACGGCGGTATCCGTAATTAAGACATAACAATTCTGCCGTGCTGTCCTTGCCTGATTGTGCGTATCCACTTAGTCCGATAATCATTACCACTCACCACCAATCCACCAAAATCCTAGGTCAATGTTCCACATCTTAAAGCGTGGGCTTATGTCAAAACCAATACCAAAGCCAGACTTCTTGCCTGCTTGTAGCCAATACTTTCTAATCATCTTCATTACAAATCCCTCACTTCTTCTCTCGCTTGTGCATTAGAACTGCGGTGTTGTCGCCATACTGGTTGCTCTCCGCCGAGTCTATCTTGTAACTTAGTCAGCGCTCGCTTGACTCTCTTACGCATGGCTTCTTCTGTTGTGCCGTAGGTTTCAGCCAGCGCGCCAAGTTCCATACCACCATCGTCATAGCGTAGGCGTAGCAACTCTCTATCTGTGTCCGATAGTTTCTTAAGACCTGATGCTACATCTGCTAGCAATGCCATGCGATTGCCACCTTCGCTTGGTTTACTGGAGCGAGATACAAATTCATTACTTAAGTCAGGAGTATCTGTCCATCCTATGTGTGACCACACATCGCGCAGTAATTCATGCAATACCTCATGTGAGTAATAGAAAGTATCTGACATAGGCGAACGCGAGTAGCGCGAGCGCTCTTTTGCTGCATACTTCTGTGCTTCATTGAAGAAAGTCTTACGCAGTTTGTACTTAAGACTCTCCTCTGCTTCCCATTGTTCTATCTTGTTCCAATGTTCTAGCGCCCACAAAGACAGGTGTTGGTACAGGTCATCAACAGTTACCAGGTTGCGGTGCATGCGATTACTACGGGTGGCAACCTGCCGTGCCACACCATAGATTGTTTCCCATACCTTGTCCTGATTCTCACTCATCTTTAATCTCTGCCTTCTCGTTCTTTAGTTTGCGCATTGCCATAAGTAAATCATCTACGGTTATGAGATAACCTTTACTCTTATTCGGGGGAATCTCACATGTAATCGCACGACCAAACTCTTTAATGGCGTACAGCACATGGCTTGTGGGAACCATGAGTACACCCTGCTCTAGTACAAAAGCCCAGTATGCTGCCTCTGTCACCATGACACCAGACTTCTCCCAAGACTTGGACTTCATGTACCAGCACTCTACTTCTACATAAAGATTGTTAGTAACCCACCATTTTCTATCTCGCTTTACTTCTACTGTCTTTCCTTGGGTTAACAGTTCTTCTACTAACTGCTCTCCCTTTCTACCGTATCCAAAGTCTAAATCAAATGATGAGTTCTTTGCCATGTCTTAAGACCCAACGCGTTTGCGCAAGCCTTCCGCCCCTTCTTGTAGGTAAACATCATTGACATCACAGTTATCAGGCATGAACACAGGGAACACATTGTCGAGTTCTCTGCTTATGTTCTTAGCCATCTCTCTACCTGCGTTGTCTCCATCACAGAACAACATAATCTTTTCCCAGTCAGCCAATACCCGTGAGTAAAAAGGTTTCCAGTTGTTTGCCCCTGGTAGCCCGACTGCCGAGAACCCTACTTGTGTGGCAATGATAGTATCTATCTCGCCTTCGCATATAACAAGCACATCACTATCAGATTCAAGTGCCTTCACATTATAGATATGCGTGCTTGACCCAGGGCGTGAGAGATACTTCGGTCCTTGGTCATTGCTTAAGTTACGAAAGCGGATGTCAATCACACCCGATGGGGTGATGTATGGGATAGCCAACTTACCTGCGTATGGTTCATGTCCTGTTTCAGGATTCGCCACGAAGCCGAGGCGGAACATACGAGCCGTTTCCTCTGTTATACCGCGACTCGCCAGATACGGAAGCACCTCTGCTAGGCTTTCTCCGTAGTTCGTTGTTGCTTTCTCCAGTAATTCTCTCTGCGATTTTGACAGCCTCGCCATACTTGACTCCTTCTTTCTTCATAATTAGTGAGTACACATCTCCTGCCATGTCACAGGCAAAGCATCTGAATCCGCCCTTGTCAATGTTGAGTCGAGCCGACTTAACCTTATCGTTGTGGAAGGCACAGCGAACTGTGACCCATCCCTCACGCACAGGTATAGTAAATCCGTAGTGTTCTAGTACCTTAACGATGTCATGCTTAGAGTTTTGGGAGGACATTGCTGAGCCTTTGAACAACATAAGCATCACCTATTCCCTTATTACTAGCCTTAATAATCACCAATGGTGATGGTGCCAGCAGTAATCTCTTTGCCAATCGGTAGTTCTCTGCCTCAACATCTGCCTCACGCAACCAACCTGATAGGTCAATGCGACCATCACGCCGTGGTGCCTTGGCTTCAATCACATACGAATCGTTTACTGTCTTAAGAAAGACATCACCAATGTCGTTACGCCCTGCCCGAGGCAGGCGCTGTGCTTCGTAATCTAACTCAACAAACCAATCTGCTAAGTCAATCTCCCACGCTGCACCTCTACGCTTGTTCGCTGTCTGCGGACTGTTGCTCACGCTCTCTCCTCTCGGCTATCTCTACTGATGCCCAGTACAGGTTGTAGTAACCATCATCCAGGGCAAAGCGCTTCATGTGCTTTACCAATGCTGATGTATTTGCATAGACTTGTATGCCTGCTGCTTTAACCTTGCGGAAGAAGGCAATGTCCTCACCAATAAACTGCTCACCGCTTTCATTGTTCTCAGCAAACACAAAGTCTGTCTCACCAAACTTGTCATGCAATGCCTTGATAACAGACTTATGCATTAAGACCAAACCTAAACCAGCGCTGTCAACCTTAATAACTTGATTGCGTGGCAATGGATGGTGATGTTTAATCTGATACTCATGTTCACCCTCATCAAAGATAGCGGGCATAGGTTGCATGAGTGTGTTCTCCATCTGCTTAGAGATAAAGTACACACCACTTACAACTGGGCGAGCAATCTTGTCGGCGGTATCCCATAGTGTCTTGACAACTTCCTTTGTAAGTACGATGTCAGAGTCAACCCATAACGCCCAGTCAGTACCAACCTTGTTCCACATCTCAAAGGCAGCCTGTCGTTGGCGTGCAATCTGATTACCCTGCACACGAATAGCGTTGTGAAACGGAACCTCACCAGTGATGATGCTGTACACCAAGCCTTCTGTAAACTTGCCATCTGTGTTCCCATTGTCACACCAGATAACGGATAGTGTTTCCTTATTGCTGTGTGCCATCTTCAAACACCCTTTCTGATTCGTCTAGTATCTGCATTGCACCTTCGGCTAAGTCTTTCCAAGCATCACCCATAATCTTTAGGTTGATTCCGACTTGTTCGATGCACTCTTGGTCGTGTCCTTGGATGATGTGGTCAGCCATTTGGCTAACATAATCAGCAAACTGGAGGCACTCCAACCATATTGCGGCAGGGTCGTAGATTTTTCTTGTCGCCTCGTCAATGTGTTCCATAAAGTTTGGAAGTTCATTTAGGATTGTCTCCTTCATTTGAGGTGTCAACTTTGCTTTCATCACTGCTTCGGTCATCATCTCTGGAGTAAGTGACAGTTCCCGCATTAAGGAGTGTGTCATACTCATCTTGTGAAAGGTCTTTGAACCTACCCGTTTCTTTCTCCTGCCAAACATAACTCCTCCAACCCACTGTCCATGAAAAATTCTTAGGTACAAACATTAACTGTGCCTTCATGTCAATGAACAACTTGTCGGTTGGCACGGATAACTCTTCTGTTGTTGACAAAGCACGCAGTTCTCCTGCGTTCTCCGCAATCTTTAATTCCCAATTACTCATTGCTGTATTAAGTCCAAAATCTGCATACTTGCAGGGTCGTAGGACAGCCACACAGGTGAAGCACCCATGGCATCGGCTGGTCCGTATCGGTTCTTAACTGCGCACACGCCCATTGATGCTAGTTGTCCGTGTACTGTGAGTATCAAGGAAGGAGTCTGCGCAATCTTGCCATGCAACGCAGAGCGTGGCGGGCAAGGATTACCTGGGACACCTTCACTTGTATGATGGCAAACAACAACAGCAGCGCCTGTATCTCTAGCCCACCACTTGAGTTCACGCATGAGTGTGCGCAGTCCGCCGTACTCATCTTGTCCATCAAGGGTTACATCTACTGCGTTGTCAAGAACGATGAGTTCAACATCCCTACCAAGGCGCTCACGACTTGCAAGGACTGCATCCTCTACATCTTTGAGTGTTGGTGCGGAGTCGAACTCCCATAGGATGTGGTCTGCAGCCTTGAGCATTTGCCCTGCCCACTCCCTATCCATCTCCATGAGAGGTTCGACTTCGTTCTGTGGTTTGCCAGTTAGCATTGCAAGCATACGCAAACTCATTGTGTGAGAGTGTGTATCTGCTGAAATGTATAGCGTTGGGACACCAGCATGTACTGCAAGTGATAGAGCAAGTGTTGATTTACCTGCTCCTGGTGGACCCGCAATCATGCTGACTTCACCCCGCCGAATTGCTATCTGCTGCGCAGCAAGGGTTTGCCATACTGTTGGCAGCGTGGCTCCCCCTTGCGAGGCAGTCTTAATAGCACGGGATAGAAGGCGCATGGATTATGGCTGTGCCTTGTGGTTGCAAGCCTGACCTTGTGGCTGAGGGCATGCATAGAAAGCGCGGTATGGCTTGCCTGTTGACTTAGAGATACCTGCTGCAACAAAGCGCATTGGTCCTGCACCGCATGCGCAGTTAGGGATTGTGCCTGGTGCTGCTGCTGGTGCCTGTGGTGCTGGGCGCTGTACTGCACCCTGATTCACAACCTGTGCGCCTGGAAAAACTTCTTGGATTGTGTTAGTTGCACCTGCAGTACGAGCCATTGATTCAGCAGTTGTTTCCAAATCAATGAGTGCAGCAAGGCGTTGTGATACTTGGTCAAGAAGCAAATCAAGTTCTGCTCCATCGCTAGCGCGAAGGTTGATGAGCATGCCGTCTTTCTTTGTCTTGAAGTTAATCTGAATTGGTGCGTTTTCGTTACTCATTTGTTTCTCCTAGTTCAGGGTAGAGGTGGGAGTTCTTTCCTTTTACTGCATAGCATGCATGATTGACTGAACAAGTACCGCACATAAACCCAGGTTGTGGGATGAAGATATTGTTATCAACTGCAATCTTGAAGCCCTTGACATGGGTAGCCAAGCGACCTTCTGTGTAGTGGTCCAACTCTACAGGTTCAGTTAACTCCCCTGTACGAGCCATCCAGTATGCGCCCTTGACTGGGCGGATGCCCATTGTTTTCTCTGTCAAGATTGCGTAAGTACCCAACTGGGTGTAGGTAACTGGTGCTTTACTTGATGTCTTAATATCAACAACAATCAGTTCACCTTCGGGCGATACCATGAGGCGGTCAAGAAACCCCTTCATGCTTACGCCACCAACTTCTGTATTAAGTTCTGTTTCTACAGCCTTGGCTCCGTCAGGTAGTTCGTAGATTGTGTATCCACTTGTCTCACGGAACTGAACCCAGAAGTCAAGCATCTTAGGTCCATTGTCTAGCCACCAGCGAGCATCTTCCTTGTTTGGATATGCTGTGGTTTTCTTGCCACCAGCACGGAAGGGCATGCCATTGTCTGCCAGTTTGTAGTTCTCTGCCCAGCGCTGTTCAAAGACAGCACGAGAATCGAAGGCTGCTCCTGGCTCAAGGGCATCATAGATTTCTGTACCCTCGTGCAAAGACTTGCCACCTACTAGCCAGTAGGATGGGTTCTCCTGTATCTTCTGGATACGGGTAAGGTAGAAGGACCAACCACAGTTAAGCCATGTTGACATGGCGCTGTGGGAGATATAGTTCTTCCCTGTCTTTTCTTCTAGTGTCATATAACTTCCTTTCAATAGAGGAGTTTACGCTACAAAGTCTCTTCTATTGTTAGACACGCCGAGAAAAACTACAGGTATGTAATTCAATTTTCTAGTACACTCCTGTTCGTGCAGAACGGGTTAAGTATAGCCAGGCGTTGGCGTAAGCCAAAGCCAGCAAAGGCTAATTATAGGGGTGTCCCTACTCATGCTTGCCCATGCGGTGAAAAAGTTTTTATTATCCGTGCAACTTTTGATGACCATGAAATCTCTTTGTATATGTTAGATGCAGAGTGCAGCGCTTGTGGCGCTCTGCTTACTGCTCCATGTTTGGCGGACCTTGATGCCTAAGTATGACTTTCGTTGTATCAGTTGTAATGTAATATCTGAAACGCTACTCGCCTTTGATGAAAGTCATGTCGCACCAAAGTGTACTTTGTGTGGTGGTGATACAATCCGTGTGTACTCTCCGCCAGCGATACAGTTTAAAGGCTCTGGCTTTTACAAGACAGGCGGATAG